GGGCATAAGCACAAGAAGTCATCTGTCATTGTGCTGCATACTTTAATATTCAGGGCATGTAAAACAGATCGGATTTCCGACTGTGTGTAAATAGTTGTCATTTTGTACCTATCTAGGAATAAATTGTTGTCCTGAAAATCCTTCGACTTCCCAAGACTTTCTTTTGCCGACAAAGACTCCATACATTTCAAGATTGAAACCATATTCATCTTTATCGTGATTATATCTTAAAGAAAATTGTATGTCAAGGTCTAATACTGGAACATACCCTTTTTCTCGCATTTCGTCTAACAAGAGCTTTTCATACATATCTCTAAGGCGTGGAATATCTGAATCATTTTTAATGATTCCATTTATCCAAAATGTTTTGATATTCCGTTTTAACATGCTTTAATTTTAGCATAAATAAAGGGTTTTTCATAAATTATGTGATTGGTGTATCGTATAATTCTTTGACAATACCCCTGTTAATATCCCAATCAAGATAGAAATCAAACTCATGTCCATGACGGTTCTTGCGACTTACAATTTCAATAATATTAGTGTCTGGTGTACGATGTACCGCCATAGCCATATCTGCATCATATTCAATAGCCTTTGACCAAGCAACCTGTGAAAGTAGTGGTGGGGCATCTTGATCTGAAATATCATCCATTGTGGCTGCAGTAATATCAATAATTGGGATATTATTGCGTACCGCCAAAAGCTTAAAGTCACGAGAAATATTGCGATTACGCTCAACTTCTGATTTAGCTCCACGACTATCAGAAAACAATTGATGATAATCTAGAATAACTAAGTCTGGCTTATGCTGGTCAATTTTAGCCTGTACAGTCTGTGCAGTAACTTCACCAACACCCTCGTTTGACACAAGGACAAATCCATTAGTGTTATCAAACTTCTTTTTAGCCCAGTTGCTAAAGTCGTCAATATTAATATTACCTTTTGAAAAATCTGAAGCTTTGAACAAACCAGAACCAAGCATCGTGTAGATACGGTCACGCATATTTTCGGGTGTCATTTCAAGAGAAATAATCATAGGCTTAAACCCTTGTTCCCATGCTTTGCAAGCAAGATAAGAACTCATCCAAGTCTTTCCACGACCCGCCCAACCAATCATAACAATCAAATGACCTGGAGCCATGCCTGTTGGGTATGCAGTATCAATAGCACTAAATCCTGTCATAATTCCTGGGCTACCACCCATTGCAAGAGAACGCTCACGAACAGACTCAAAATGTTTTTCTGCAAGTTCAAAGTCTGTTAAGTCAACATCTCGTACCGCATTTGTAAGGCGGGATAGCTTTGAGATTTCAGACTGAATATCCCCAATTACTCGTTGTGCACCATTAGACTTTAAATCATTGCCACACTTAAGCAACATATTTTTTATTTGGCTAGTTAAATAATCATTCTTTAGTTTATCTAAGTAGTAGGCAGTTTCACCCTTTACAGGAACTGGCTCAAAGTCCTTAAACTTTTCTTGTAAAACTTCTGCATCAGGAACAGCACGAAACTTTAGATAATATGCTTTTAATCCATTCCACACATCTTTGTGCGATTGAAAAACATCTTCAACATTTTCTGCCAGAACTACGGATATGTCCTTAGTCTGACAAATTGATGAGATTAACTCTGCTTCACTATTCATTCTCTTCTACCATTCTTTTTGTCTGTTCCCGCAATTTCTGACGGCGCAATTCATCTTCTTGCTTTTTTGTCATAACATCATCAAGCCTGTCAAAATTATATAAAAACCAGTTCATTGGATGACCTGGCTTTGTAATTTTAAAATAATACTCCATAATTTGTTTTGCTCTTTCGTAACCTACGCTATCTATGACATCTTGCATAGCCCACTTGTCTCTATGCTTATTAACCTTTGGGTCACGATTATAGACGTTCTTGTATAAGTTAGTATATAGCGTTACTAACGCATATGCTAACTTTGCTTCATCTTTTGTCATTTATTACCTTTTAGTTCTGATTCAATTTCTGCCATTTTGTCAATAAGTTTGCTTTCAACAAACTTGTAAACACGATCCATTGCTTCATTTGTGTTTTCACCAGAGCGTATAAAATCTTCCACTCCTAATGAAACACGAATGCTTTCATAATTTCCAAGATTGCGAACATACTGCAAATCTACTTTAACAACTGTTTCACTCATCTGTATCATCTCCTAATAATCCAAAGCCTAAAATACTTTTTTTACTTCCGCTTCCATCTTCTAACAAACCATATAATACCATAAGTCTATCGGCTATGGCAAGCATTGCTTCTAAATCTTCTTTTTTCTTTGCAAACTTATAACTTTTGTCCAATATTCTAATTGAAACTTTTAACAATTCTTCTGGATTTTTTTTAATATTCATTTTTACCATTCTGGGGCTTTCCATACAGGGACAAATTCACCCTCTGCATTTTTAGCATATAATACTTTTTCATTTCTAATTAATGCTTCAAGTTCTGCAACACTAGGAATATTACTTGGAGTAATAAGACCATCTTTTCTTGGTCTACCTCTGTGAACAGTTTTGAAAAATTCTTGTAGTTCCCGCACTTCTTTTTCTGTAAAGAAATATTTGTTTGGTCTATGCTGACCATCAAGGGAATATGTACGGTAGGGCTTTCTAATTTCTCCTGCTCGCCAATAGCGTTTAATTGTATCTACGCTTCTATTTAGCATCTTAGCAGTTTCTGAAACAGTGTAAGCATGCTGCCTTCTCTTGTACACATCTGTGAGTGAAAAGGCAACACGCTTTTCCTGTTCGTAGTCCCAGACAATAATCACATCATCAGCACGATTTCTGTGCAAAGCTTTGTAAAGTTTATCATCTAAAAAGAAGTATGAAAACTTTTCTTTAACTTTTTTCTTTTGTGTCATTGCCTGTTACTCCTTATTTATTGCTAGGCAAAATGTTGAACTTTGTCAACCATGCATCAACGGTGCTGTTCTGAAGAGCAAAACCGTAAATTAGCTGTGATGCAGCGTATACAGCAGTTGAAACTTTTGTAACGCTAAACAATGCATCAGTACCATTCTTTGCAAAATATGTACTAACAGCACCAGTCAGAATACTGACTACAACTGTCAAAAAGTGCGACTGCTTTGGTGTAAAATTAACGCTCTTTAGAAAAGATGTTAGAACTACAACAACAAGTCCTAGACCTGCATAAAGCAGTGCATGATCTTGATTTAGTGTTAAATGCATTTTAATCTCCTTTAGATTAATTAAACGGAAAACTTTTTTCCGTCAACAATGCAGGAATAATCTGGTGATACATGAATTAGTTGAATATGTGGATATACACCATTTTCAATATGAGCAATAGCAAATGCTTTTTGCCAATTATGATTATTTGTATACATCATACCTGAACTCTTTTCATCACACATATGACCAATTTCATAGCCACGAAGTGTTTCACCTTTCCCGCCGTTTCGTAACTCGTATGTATTAAAATACACACCAGCACGATGGGAGTGACCACGAATTAGTGACACTCCAAAATTATCTACATCCTTACGAACTGATTCACCAGCATTCTGTGATATAGCATTTCCATGATGAACATGGATATCGCCAAATCTTAATTTTGGTGGCTCGTTGTAATAGATATAGTCGTATCCCAAAGAATCTAGACCCCATAATGTTTCTGGAGTAACTACTTCAATATGCTCTGGGAGCTTTGCATCAATATAATCAAAGATACGAATATCGTGATTACCCAACGCAGAGAATAGTTGAGCATTTTTAGCAATTTTTCTTGTCTTGGTATAAAAGTCTTTTGCTAATTTTGCTTCATGTTGCATTAATGGAACGATTTGATCTCCATTATTATCCTTATACATTTTAAGGAATTCTGCAGATCTTCCCTCTGTATACTTGCTATAGCAAGCTTGATCATCAGTGTCTCCCAAATAATCGACAACATCTGGCTTAAACCATTTCATAATCTTGAACCAAAGTTCAATCATCTTGTCATCTTGATAGGGGAATTGCTGGTCAGACGAAATCATCCACTTAAGGTCGTTTCCCATTTATATACTTTCTACTTGTGAGCTTTTTTATGTTGCTCTCTTGTGCACAGAAATAGATTTTCTATTCTGTTATCTGTTTTATTTTCATTGATATGATGTATAGTTTCCCATACTTTTAATATTCTGTCAAGTGTTTTTTCAATTACAAGGCGATGCTCATAATACCAACCGCCAAAATTTTTAGGATGTTCAGGAACTTTAATTAAAACGTAGCCTTCTTTGGCAATCTTTTTTTCCCTGCCATCCCAGTTTTTTAAAACATTATAATTAAGCATATCCGATGGCAATAAGGTGAACATTTACGGAAATGTCTGACCCACTGCTGGTTTTTGCCTGAGAAATGTATACTGTAACAGAATTAGTTTTTGAATTATATACAGCATTATAATTAATATTATGAGGTGTTAGATCTTTGTCTGCACCAACTGTTATACTCAAAATTGGTGGAACGGCAAAATTTAATGTTGTCATATTAAATGTAGTAGTTGCCGTTTTTCCTGATTTTGGAAGACTAACATTTGGAGAGAGACCAGTATACATCTTTACAGACCCGCCTGTATCTCCTACAATTGGAAGTTGCTTGTCTGCTGCCTTGCTTGTACCTACCTGTGCATATTGATAATTAGGTACATTCAATCTTGCAATAGCAGTATCTCTTGAGTTTTTCAGATCATTAATATCTGATACTGTAATGCTAATATTGTCAGCCATTTAATGGTTCTCCTTCTTTTTGGAATTCCGCTTCTTTTTTACTAACAAGCAGAATGTCGTGTTTCTTAAATCCCAGTTCTATTAAAACATCTGGACTCGTAATTGAACATCTTTTATTGTCAACTATAACATATAGTTTACCATTAGATATGTCTCTAATCAAAGTTCCGTCTCTGAATCCAACAATTCCTGATATTTGACAACGTGACATTGCTAGTTCAGATGTTTCAACTGTACGAAGTTTCCACGAGTCCCTTGCTCTATCAGAAATAAATTTAAATCGTTTTTCGCCTTTGACATAAAAGTAACCTTTTTCTGTCTTAGCAATCATTCCGCTAGGAACACGGGGAGTATAATTAACTCTTTGCCTTTTGAGCATCTACAAGTGCTCCCTGTAATTCCTGAATACGCTGTTCACGAGCCTGAATTTCTTGTGTAGCCTGTGCTTTAAGTACGGCTAACTGTGTTTCGTACTGGCTTGTAATCTGACCAATACGCTGTTGTAGTTCCTGCACTAGCAATTCTAGTGTGGGGTCATTTTGAAATGGTGACTGAATAGTCTGTTCTGACATTATATCTCCTTTATTTGTCTATGTAAGTATACTATTTATTTTCTAAATATGCAAGTATTTATCTAATGTACCATTCTTCAACAGAATCTGATATATCTCTCATTTTTATCCATCTTGGATTAACTGGTTGACCTTTTCTTAATCTAAGTTTTCCTACCAAACCAATTGTAGACCATTCTGGTCTATTTTCTCTATTTACATATTCTAAATTTTTATTAAAATTTGGATTTAATTTTTCTCTTTTTTCTTTAATAACAGTATGATTTTCTGGAATAATAATTCCTTCTGGTATTTCATCTTCAGCAAAACTATGATTTATAATTTTTTCATTTTCCCTATCATCTTTAATAATTTCATCCCAGGCAATTACGTTATAATCTTCCCAAATTCTTCTATTAAAATCATCTTTAACATACTTGTCTGTCCAAAAATTCCAAGCAGAATCTCCTACAAAAGATGGATTTCCAGAAACCACACCAATAACATTTTCTGAAGATTCTAAAGATTTAATAACTTGATTTCCAACAAGTTGAACAGAATATCCTACACGATCTTCATTATCTGGATTTCCGTCTTGCCACTCAAAATATTCTGCATAGTCAGCAGCTGGTGTAGTAGCAGCAATATCTGAAGATAGGGCACCATCGCCACGAACGTGAAATTTTAAATCTCCAGCACTATTTGCATATGCAGAAATAAAATCAAATGCGGAGTTTGAAGTTCTTGTTGTATATAATTGTATATGACCACCAGTATATGCAGCATGACTGACGCTTGAATATAAGGCATATGTAGATGAGCCAGATTCCCTATATCTGTATCCAATATTAGAACCAGTAATTCTTGTATTTCCCGCACCATAACCTTGAGCAGTTATATAAATAGCAGTAGTTAAATTTCCAATATTATTATATAAAGTAACTGAACTTGATTTATTTGCTCCAAACCAATCTGTATAAAGACCGCTTTGACCATTAATTACAACATACCCATCTCCATAATTATTACCACCAAGGCTTTGACCACCTCTATTTGGATCTCCTTTTCCAATAACCATAACTGCACTAGAGCTATTAGCATTACTGACTCCATCTCCAAAAAAATGAACACTCGTTACAATTCCTAGACTGCTTTGGTCAGCGGATCCTTGATCTGTATACATATACGGTAAGGCATTTCCTTGACCAGATAAAGTAAGTGTTCCAGGAAGACCTTTATAACCACTACTTCCAGTAACAATACTAAATCCACCATAACCATCTGGACCAAGCTCTGTATAGTATCCAGTATTATTATTAGAATCATATACATCTATTTTATTATTTTGAATATTAATTCCAGCACCCGTTAAAGTTCCATTAAAAATTTTAAAATTACCAATTTGACCAGCACCCGCATATACAGTTCCTCTAAAATAAGCGTTGCCATTTGCATTGCTTAAGAAAAATTGTGCCTGACCAGATGATGTAGATCCAGGTGTCGCTGATGCAAAGGAATATCCTAAGATTCCCGTTGAATTAATAATAACAGCACCTGCACTTGCTGTTCCTGTAAGTGCAGGAATTGTTGTATATCCCGCCGATGTGCTATTCCAAACTGTTGCCAAATCTATTGAACCTGAGTTTGCAACGCCATTTGCATCTAATCCACCTGCAGTTAATGCTCCACCTACTGCACTACCCGATGACGCTGCAAGTGCAGTCACAACTGCAGTATTTGTAGATGTAAGTTGTGTTCCACTTGATGTTGTAATTGGAGCGGTAAAAGTAATAATTTGTGAATTAGGAGAATAGTTTCCTTCAGAATCAATAGACCTAACAACTAATTTGTAAGTTTTACCTGGAACAATATTATTTAATTCAAGACTAGCCATTTAATATGTCACCGAGATATGATACTCAACATCAACTTTCTGCCCATAATACTTATTTAAAATTGGGGTAGCAGAAGATGATGCCCTACTTACTAATTTATCGTATTGTGTTTGTAAATCCCCGTTAATTGTTCTTAGAGAATCTAGATATATTTGATTTGCAGTCCCGCCTGTAAATGCAAGTCTAATTGTAGAAAGATTATAATTAAAGCCCGTTGCTGGAGTTGAACTTAAAGCCACAGAAGCTGCATAATACCCCGATGCAGATAGGGCAACGCTTGCTGCGGGGCTTGTCCATAAATTTCCTAAAGTGTCTGAAAATGTTACTGTTACGCTAGTTGAATTTACTGTTGTAGCACTAGCAGGAACAAAATATAATAAATTTAAGCTATCAACTGTTCTATTATTAAATAAAGATAAATTAATATTAGACTGAAGAATAATAGCAACTGCAGAAGTTGTTGCAACTGGAATAGAAATACTTGCCGTTCTTGTATTTACTGAATTAGGTGTTAAATAGCTCCCTAGTGTAGCACCAGTATTTCTCCATAAAGAGCTTGCTGAAGTTCCATACATTTCATCAAAATTGGTAATAATAAAGTTATGTCTACTAACAGCATAGCCCCTATTATATGTTGGAAAAATTCCAATTTCATAAACAGTTGAAATAAGTTCTGGTGGTAATTGTGATTTAAGAACAATTTGTTTTGCAGAAGCATCATACAATCTAACATTAATTGGATATCTATCAATCTCATAAGATAGATATGTATCTGTAGATGCTGTTGTAGTTCCAAGTGCACCTATTGCAAGCTGTCCCGCCCATGCACCCACTTGTCCAGTAAGGTATTGGTTAATCATATTTAAACCATTAGCAGTTACAATATTTTCTTTTTCAGCAATAATTTGACCATCTTGCTTAAAAATGTATTTTCCAGTTATCAACTTTCTACTCCAACCATATCATATTCGTAGCTTTGTGCTCCAATTACGTCATCAAAATACAATGATGCTTTCCATCTAACAGAGCCATCTGCAGCCCCCGCATTATCATCAATAGTAAAAGATGTTACGTCAAGATAAAGATTTTGAGGCACACTTGAATTAACATAATCTTCTGCTTCAACCTTACCAATAATAATTGGTGGTTGAATATCTACATAATCTGTAAAATCTGTAATATCATATCCAGCAAGATTAATTGTATTTAAATAATCATCTGGAGTACCATCAATTGTTTCTAAATTGTTATCTGGTACAACCAAGAAGTTATCTGGAGATATTTTTTTATAATCTTCTGTATTTCTTGGATCATTTGGAGAAATTTGGATATCTCTAGTTTTAGGCACGTTAGTAGGATTAACATACTTTTCTACCTTTTTTATTTCCATTATATACCTCTCATTTTCTTTCTATTATACCATTTATGAAGTTATCAATGGTTTCAATGATAATTCTGTATTGACAACCCCCGCATTAAATCCTTGAGTAATATTTGTAACAATACAGGTTACTGGCAAAATACTAGGGTCTGTTGGGTCATAACCAATTCTTTTTAAAGAATATATAAATTTAGCAAAATCTCCAATTTGCACAAGTGGGTTTCCAAAGACTGTTGCATCAAAACTATTATAGAAAGTATTAAATCCTTTGGCTAATACGTTCATAGACCTTTCAATAGCATCATGTGAACTTGCCCAAGATGTTTGAAGTTCAGCAACATTGTTAAGGAAAGTCTGATCAACAATTCTTTGCGTAGTAAATTCATTTGACAATGTTTGATACTTAGCTAAAATTGTTAGAGGTGTTACCGAAGATTGCTGTTTAGAAGTTAGAAATATAACTCCATTTTTATTATTAACCACAGCAAATCTACAACTAAATGGTGTTGTATCAAGATCTGATGACATTAAGTCTCCAGGGACAACTTGTTCAAGTTGGTATGCTGCACCTGCAATTGGTGGGATTCCATAGACGTGTGGCAAAAGCTTGGCGGTTTCAGGAATAATTGCTGGCTTACTATATTTAATATCATAAACTTTTAGTCCACGAGCAGTTGAGTGAACTGTAAAAATAAATGGTTTTACTTTTCTAGGTTTATTTTTTACAATATGATTTAGTCCTTGCTTAGAATAAAAATAATATTTGGCACGAATATCATATTCAATAGCTGACCATTGTTTTCCAAAACTGTCTTCAACACAATCAGCATAAATTTCAGATACATTAATATTATAACCTACTGCATCTTTACTGTGACAAAATACTCCAAAGGTTCCTGAGCTTGTAGGTATCTTTTCTAAAATATCTCTGGTAAAAATTCTTTCACCATCTAGTCCAATAGCCATTACAGAACCATTTAAATAAATATTTAGTCTATGATATTTATTATCATCAAGAATATTTAATATTGGAAATGTAAAAAGAACTTGATCCTTACTTCCTTTGTATACCCTAAATGTAGTAGAAATTACACCTTTGTTCGATTCTCTGTTAATTTCAAAGAAATAAATATTAGTAGCATCAGTACCATTTAGATTTAAAAACATTCCTGTTGATAAATCAAATTTTGATTTTTTATTTGAAGGACTATTGCCACTGTGAGCAAATGTCATAGAAAACAAATTGTAATTATTGTTTCCCGCTTGTTGAGCAGCCAATAATTTATATTGTTGAGATTTTTTATTAGATAAAGAAATACTAGACTTAGACTTATCAATTGCTGGCATAGTTGTTGCTACAGCAGTTTTACTTTCAATACCATATGTATAAGCCTTAAAATATTTAGACATATCAGCATCTGTTTTAACTGTATGATCTGAAACTGGCGTTCCATATTTACCTCTTTGAACATTTACAACATTTCCAGTAAAGTGGTAATCTACGGCTGATGCGGTAGGAACTTTATCCGTAACATCAGCAATGCCATCATCAATATCACTGCTATTTCGAATAATTTTTGTAATATACACATCTGAATTATTTTTTGGATAAAAAACATATTCCATTCCAGAGTAGCTTATAATTTCATCATCAATAAATAATTCACCTTCTTGATTAGTAATCCAGTAATTTGGATTAGATGTAAAAGAATACATATTGTTTGGATTTACATAAAAAACTTTATCTGCTTTCATTAAAGACTTACCTAGCCCAAATGCTGGTAGTGCAACATCAGTATCTTCTTTCCATACCTCTCCAGTTGTTCTCACCTGTTGACCATAGGTGTTATTGCTAGAGATATTTGCTACTGATGGGTCTCCCGAAACACTATTTCCAGATATCTTATATCTTAATCTAAGTTGACCAATTTTATCTGTTACATTTTCTTTATAACTATCTGCTACAAGATTTGGAATATAAGTATAACTTCCAGTTCCCGCCGTTGTTGTTTTATCAGTAACAGCAAAACTATAATTAAAGTTTGTTTGATTTAATTGATTGAAATATTGTTTCAAACTATCAAAACGCAAAATTCCATACTCATCCATGTATGCACCTATTTGATGCAATGTTAGCAAATCTTGAAGATTTTCAAAAATAGTCTTATTGTCATCTGTCCAGAAGTTTCTTGTTGGTTCCGCTAATTTACAAACTTGATACAACTTGTCGTAATCATAATCACTAAATACACCAGAGTTGAGCATTCCTGTAATAATTTCAAATAGACTACCATTTACAGATGAGTATTGTGCAGACTCTCTTGCCTGTGCTGCAAGCTTAGTACCATCAAAGATATCAACAGTAACACTATTAATATCATTAACTTGCCAGCCTTCTGAGTAGCCCACAAATACTGGAATTTTTTCTTTAAGGTCTGGCTGAAATGATGGTGATGTAAGCATAGCAGTAAATTTTACACCTTGTCTAATAAGATGATAAAAATTTCCATTTTTAGAACCATTTTCAAATACAGAGAGCGGGAAAAAATTAGAATCATAAAAAGGAATATTGCTAAATTCAATAGTTCCCGAATTAGTATTAATATATGAAATTGGAAAACCTGCAGAATTTGGAGCATTAAGATCTTTCTTCCATTTATAATTCATTAAAATATTTGATAAATCTAATTCAAGTCTTGGAGACAATTCAATAATATGTAATCTTTGTAAATCTTGGTTAGATACAGAATCTGTTGATGTTGGATTAAAATAATTACTATTGCTTCCTGAAGTTAATGACATGCTTCCAGATGTTAGTGAAATACCTCTGACCTGTGTTAATACATTTTGAAGTCCCCCGCTTGCTGTAAGTGTTGGGGGTCCAGACCACTGTGTGGTTGACCAACTTGTTCCATTATAATAAAGAACGGTTATTCCTGTTAAATTAAAAGCAGATGCGGGCAATGCAATATTTGTTGCAGCGTAGCTTGACCCTGTATAAATTGTTAATTGTGCTGACGATGGATAATTAATTGCTGGATTATACTTAATCACAATTTTATTAACATTAAGATATTGATTATATCTTGCCTGAATTGATTTTTGAGTTGTGTCTGAAACATAATAGTTATACTTGTCATATTGTGATGGCAATAGTTGAACAAACGGTCTAGTATAATCTTTTGCAAAAACAACTTGTGGAGTTTTGAATACTAGGCTTACTGGCTTAACAATGGGTGCAGTTGTATTTGTTCCAACTACTTTATCTCTAGTAGGTAACAAGGGATGCAACTGTGCCTCACCTGGTCTTAATTGGCTAAATGGTCCATCGGTAGAATAATAATCAGAAAGAAAATAATCATGCTCTGTAATTTGATGAAGAAGGGGATTGTCAAAAAGCAAAGGAGCATATTCAAAGTCGGCAAAGATATCCATATTTAAGACAACATTTGAAAAACTAGATGTAGAGTTGTCAGAAGGTAGTCCAAACCATACCTCTACCTTTTTCCATACATCTGGTACTGTTTCAATTGCGCTAGTAATTTTTGAAAACCCGCCATTAATAATATCTGTTGCTTTAACATAACTTACAATATTTACAAGAGAGCCTGAAGAGTCATATGCATTAACTGATGGAACCGCAAATATATGACCAATAAAGTTTCCATTTGCATAAGCTTCTGATACACAAGCATTTAAATCATCAACAAAACTTGTTTGAAAAGTAGTACTTCTAAAAGCAGTACTTGTTTTATTTATTGAACGATATACCCTATATGCTGCTGCTGATGTATCTGATAGCCAGGATATTGTTACAGATCCCGTTCCATTTGTTGATGCAGTAATAATATCTGTATTATTAATTAAATCTGGACCCAATGTTTCACCGTTAGAGCCAACGCCTACTACACGATAATATACCGATGTTGTTCCAGAATTTGTAACATTTGTGACACTGCCAGATGTGATTATATTTGGAGAACCGTTTGTATAAGTATTATTACCTTTTAGATAAAATGTAAATTTATAAAATGAACCTGGAGTTCCTGTAAGTGTTATGTTATTAGACTTAACTCCACCTTGAATTTTTCCGCTATAAAGACCTGAATAAACTGGATCAGTATTTTCAATTTTTTTACCAACTGTAAAGATTAAAGCAGTTCCATTTGGATCTTCAATACTAACAACACCAGTTCCTGATACTGACTGTGTAACACTGGCATTATATGCTGAACTCCAGGATGCGGTAGTTGGGAAGTTACTATCCAAAATTTGTAAAGAGTTGTAGGAAGTAGTAACGTGTGGCGTTACAAAAGTATTATAATTCCATTCTGCCCACATCTGTGGGATAACTGCAATAGAGTTTGCTGAAGCAAACAATTGTTGAGTTGATGCACTACCTAACATTAAATCTCCGTAAATTCCATCTTAATGTTAACAATATCTGTTAATCCAAAACGGTTTACTACCGTATAATCAAAAGCAGTAATAAATGCATTAAACTGCTCAAAGTTTGCTGATGCTGTATTTGTTGGGGTTGAATAAAAAGCTGATGCTGCATTCTTGGTATAATCATCATGTGAATGATTTATTCTTACAACAACTGGAGTAAAAAGATTGGCTTCATAGAATGATTTTATCCAAGCCCCGCCCTTTTGTCCATCTACAGTTAAAGTATATCCTGAATCCGTACCAGTTGGTGAGTATGTCCCTGATGGCAAATCTTTCCAGTCTGTACCGACTTTTCTCTTTTTTGCTACAACAAATTTTCTCATAGTTCCATCTGCCATTCTTGCCACTTGTTCAACAAGATCGTAAGATATACTAATTGCTGATCTGTTGTGATCAGTTAATTGGTAAAATGTTGTTGGTGCTGAATTGCTGGCAATCATTATACCTGCTGATGCTGCATACGCCATTATATTGCTCCTAGTGTTCTATTTGTTGCAAGTGATTTAGAGTTTCTTTCAATCTCTTGCATAATTAAGTTTGCAAGAGCATTTGCATCCATTCCCGCTCCTGCGTTCACTGTAATATTATACACTGAATTGTCTGTGTTAACGGAAGAGTTTCCTCCGCCAGATCCCCCAGCAAAGTGGTATGCTCTTGCTATACCGCCCGTTGCAAAGTTTGGCACAAAAGTTCCAGAGTTGATGGCATCTAAAACGGCGGGACCATAGCGTTTTACAGAAGAAGCCCTAATTACATATTCTCCATTAGACAACATTGCTGGAATCATATCATCTGTAGGTCCACCTGGACCCAGTACTCTACCTGCATTAGCAAAGTATGAAATTGGTCCACCATTTGCCCGCCCCACATGTGTATTTCTTCCTCCATTCAAAGATGTTCTATTTTGATGTTGTGCATCTCCTGTTCCGCCAGTTGGATTAATTATTGCTAATGCATCAGCATATGCATTTTGTGCTCCTTTTGCGCCCTGATATTTTTTATCTCCCGACAAAATTAATTCAAACATTTTTGCTTGAACCGCAGCACTCTTAAGTCTTCCTTGTAAACCTTCAACTGCAGCAGCAGCTGGTCCAAGATTTGGGTTCTGTTTGTATAAGCTATCAAGTGCAGTTTTCAAATCACCAGAATTTGATCCTGCAGTTGCCAAAAGACCACCAATTCCCTTTTGTCCCATCATTGCTTTGAAGGCTTCTGCTGCTGTTGCATACTTACCCGTATTGATAGCATCAAGCATTTTTTGTTGTAATGTTTCAGCAGCATGTGCAGCAGTATTAGTATTAGTTGTTACTGTACTTGCAGCATTTGCTGCAGCAGTGCTAAGATTATTAATTTGATCGTTAAGTTTAGCAATTTTAACTTGTGTTTTATCAATTGCATTTTGATGTTTTTCAACCTGATCATTAAGATTATTAATTAATCTATCGTGAGCATCTTGTGCACTTTGATCATTTACAGCAGCATTGTAAGCATTTTGTGCTTCTGCCATTGCAAATAAATCTCCAGATCCCGCTGCCTGAGAAACTTTTGCTTTTAGATCTGCAAGTGTTTGTTCATTTTGAATGCTTTGTTTTTGTTGCTGGAATCTTCTATCTTCTGCTTGAATTTCTTTATTAAGATCTTTAATGGCTGCTTCTTGAACTTTAATATAATCATTCAAGTGTTTAATTTGATCTTGTTTTGCCTTTGTATTATTTTGTGTGGCTGTAGTAGCAGCGTTTTGACCACTTGCATCTTTTGCTGTAGCATTTGACAAAATTCCGCCCATTGCGCCAGCAACTGCTTGCTGAGCATTGTATTTACCAATCATAGACGCAGCAAATGATGCATCTTGACCAATTTTAAGATAATCTGCTTCTGACATTTTCATTCCAGTCATGGCTAATCTAGTAGCTACAGCAATTTGACCCGTACTTACATGCATAGTGTGAAGTTTATTATTTAGTGCTGCAAGTGCTGGATCATTTTGTTTTACTTGATCATTAAATGCTTTATAAGCATCACGGGTTTTTAAAACATCTGACATTACAGTTCCATATGCCCCTTTAGATCCTGCCCCCTGTGTTCCACCAGTTAAAGATGCTATTTGTTGAGGACTCATAGCTATTGTAGAATTATATAAGCTACTTCCTGTTGATTGAAATGATGCTTGTGTATCTCCATATTGTACACCTGCTTTAGCATATTGCAACATTGTTTTATAATAGTCACGGGGAAATAATTTTGAATAATCTCCAGATTTACCAGTTGCTTCTGCTGCTGCTGTTGTTGCTGTAAGGAATGCGTCACCTGTAGACTTAGGAATAAGTTTAGATAATCCTGTTGAAATATTTCCTAAAGTAAGACCTGTTATTCCAGAACCCTGAATCATCCCAAGTGCATCGGCTTTTGATTTTGCTTTTGTTTGTCCTAAAGCTAAATCTGAAAGATATCTTTGTTTTGCCAAATTAGAAATACTTGTAGTGTCTCCAGATTTTGCGTAATTTTGTATTTGTTGTCTTGCTGAAGCAATTGTTGGATCTTGAGAATTTGCGTAAACTTGAGCAGCAGCACTAATTGCTGATGAATTTTTGCTTACCGCTTTTTCAGCAGTAATATTAACATTAGTAAAATCAGCAACTTTAATTCCTAAATTTTGAATTGATTCTGCCGTCATATCTGTTGCAGTTTTTTGTGCATCTGCCAACATTTGAGCTTTTTGTCTTTGCTCATCCATATATTTACTTAGCAAACTAAATCCTGCAACAGCACCTGCAATACCCAATGCAACTGGACCAGTGGCACCAAACATCATAGCCATACCGCCCATATTCATACCCATGCCAAGACCGCTTACTGCTGATTGACCCATTCCTGGTGCCATTTTTGAACCCAATTGATCAAGAAGCATTCCACTCATCTGCATACCCATCATGCCCTTCATGCCCTTCATGCCAGACAAGAAACCTTTTGATCCTCCGCCACCTTCTGCAACAACTTCAGATTGTAATTTTTCAGCAGCAGCTTTTGCTTGAGCAGGTGAATATCCTGCACCTCTATATGTACTATAATAATCATACAAGCCTTTTGCTCCAGCACTTGGATTTGCAGCATACTGAGCTAAGTTTCTTTTCCTTTCAAGGTCTGCATTAAACATAGTCATTGTTGTTGAAATCTTAGCACCAGCTTCTTTGAATGAATCTGAGAACTGCATGCCTTTCATCATTACCGCTTCTTTAGTAGATGTAAAGGCTGTACCAATCTTATCAGCACCATATCTAATTTGAGAATTAAGCATGTCTGTTGCTGGCAATGATTCAACATTTCTTAGTACTCCTCTATTAGCATTTGAGCCTCCGTAATATTCACCTGGTCGATTTCCAAATTGAAGATTATATGCAGATTCTCCCAAGAGAAGTTTTAATAAATCTCCACCACCCGACAAACGCATTGGCGATGATGGTCTACCCATTCTAAATCCTACACCACCACCTGAAGCAAGGTGGGCGGTACCCGAATTAATTCCATCCATAAATGATGAGCCATGTGCAGCAACTGCTTCTGGAGACATAACATACTCACCATTTGAAAGCATTGCAGGAATTTGACCACCTTGTGCAAATTCAAATAATGGAAGTTCTGCAACTGCTCCTTCTAAATTAAATATTGTATCAGACACAGTTGCAATTTTTTCAGGATTTGGCAAACTATTTCTTCTCATATGTGCAGCAATACCTGTCATCGAAGCTAATTTATTGGCATATGCTCTTTTCCCTCCAGCCAGCATCGATTGTTGAAAGGACATAGAGTCTGACTCATAAGGACTATTTGGATCAAATGGTCTAGAAGTTCTAATTCCTGCAGGACCTCTAGTTAATAATTTTTGTCCTATTAATCTTGGGTCTCTTAAAAATCTTGAAAATTCTAATGCTTCTTCATATGAAACTGGCTGACCATTTCTTAAAAGAACATTATTTACTAATGGATAATCTTTTACTAAATCAGAATTAGCCCATCCATACATTTGTTTTAATAACTGATTGTAAGATGTTGGAGCCATTGTAGTTAGTCCAGGAGTGAATAATTTATTTCCTCCGAAAAAATGTGATTTGTCCCATCCACCAAAAGTATCCATATTGTTTAAAGAGATAAATTGATCTAATGCTGAATAATTTAGAGATCTTGCAAGTTTGTCAAACTTCGGTCTCATCATTGTATCTTTTCTTGATACAGGTCCTGCATTAGAAAGATATTGAATTGCACCACCTGTAGCATATCCATTATTAATAGCATCTAATGTTCCACGACCATATTTACTTACTGAAGATGCTTTAATTACATATTCCCCGCCTGAAAGCATTGCAGGAATTTTATCATCCGTTGGTCCACCAGGACCACTTATGTAGCCACCTGTGGCAAATTTAGGAGTTGTTGCAATTGCAGTTGCTTGTCTAATTAATTGATTTGATTGACCAGTTGTAGCACCAATTGCTGAAAGTCCCGCCCGATCTGCTGCTAATGAAATTCCAGTTTGTATCTCTGCTGCACCTAGTGCTGCTGCTTCTGGGTTCATCATCATCATAGATTGCATAAGAGCTTCTCGCTCCATTGTAATTCTTTGAACAATGGCGGTGTCAATTGCATTAAGTTCTGCATCTAGACCCATTAATGCAGTTCTAATTGCACCAACTTTTTGACCCGCTTCGCCTTCCATAGAGACTTTAATTTCTGAAATAATTGATTCAACTTTTGCAGAATTACGAATTCCCAATTCATAAATTTTTTGTTCCATTGCCAAGTGGTCTGCAAGCTTTGTATGAAATTCTTCTTCTGAGAAAATAACATCATTTATATAAGATTCTGCTTTTGCTTTTTGCTCTGTTGTTAAATTTTCTAATTTTACACTTTCTGTTCCAAAAAGATCTACCAGTTGTGCTTTTGCAATATCATCTGCTTTTGAAATGCCCATAAGGAGTTTGTCATGCTCTTCAATTAGAGATTGCATATTCTTTTCTACAAGTGCTTCTTTTGTAACTCCCGTTTTTCCACCATAAATAGCTTCTGCAGAATTCATCTTGTTATTAAGTACTGATCCTATACCTGCTGGAGCAACTGTCCATTGTGCAGGAAGTCCACCTCTTTCAAGATATCCGCCTTGTGCTGAAAATGCTGGACCAATTTGTGATTCCATTGCCATCATGTTTGGATACTTCATTCTTTCTTCAGGAGACATATTGATATATGCTTCTCTTAAAGAAGAACCCGCAAACATATGAGGTCTAACAATTCCAGTAGTTTTGCTTGCATTACTATAGAAAGGATTTACTGTTCTAAAGTCTGAGTAAGTTTGATTAGAAACAGGAATAGCTGGCATTCCAATTCCCATTCCAGGAATTCTTGCAAGTTGTTCAGCCATTTTTGCAATTGCTGCATTTAAAATTTCATAGGCATCTGCGGTAGTATGAACAGATGATGTAAGACCATCTTGAAGAGCTTTTGCTGCTTCAATTCCCTTGTCTGTTTGCTGAAACATTTCGTTCATAGACTTTATGCCTGTAAGCAAGCCACCTTGTGCAAAGCCTCTTCTAAAAGCACTAAGAGAAGTATATGCTTTAAAAATTTGACCAGCTAAGTTAGTAAACAAACCGACTAACATAATAATTGGACCTGCAACAACCATACCTGTAAGACCGCCACCAATAAGCATGCCTAATATATGACCAACTGGACCAAGCATCTTGCCAATTCTTCCAACAAATCCTACTACTTTATCAAGTGCATTTCCAATTGCAGTAAAATCTTTTAGGAATGTTCTGCCTAATGGAATAAGGTCTGCTTGTAAAGTTGCTTTCATTTTTTGGAATTGTGCTGCTGGTGTTTTATTACTTGCAACATCAATTTCTTGTTTTGCAACTGCAGCAAGTTGAGCATTTGATTGTCCATAAAGTTGAAGCACTTTAGCACTCTGAGATCCAGACTTACCTAAGTTATCTAAGAGAGCGGTAACACGAGCAAACTGGAACTTACCAAAAAGTTCTTCAATTGCACGAAGCCTTTCAGATTTAGGTAATGCATCAAGAGATTGCTGAAGACCTTGAACCATTCCCATAACATTATTTGCATTTTTAGAAGCAAGTTGTTCTAAGTCAACACCCATTGACTTAAAGTCTTTCTTTGCCTGTGTGGTAGGTTTAATAATAGATGCAATCATAGATTTAATTGCGTTAGCACCTTGTGCAGCAGGAACACCTGACTCCTTCATAGCTACAAGCATTGCAACGAAATCTTTATAAGTTCCGCCCATCTGTTGAATAATTGGACCAACACGAGGAATTGCGTCAATAATATCTTGCATTGTTGTAGATGTAGAGTGCTTTGCAGCATTAAGGAAGTCAACAGCACCTTGAATTTCATTTGTTTGTAATTTAAATACGTTTTGCAAAGATACCATAGCACCAGCTGCTTGATTTGCTTGCAAGTCACCTAGTTTCATCAATCTGGTAGTTGCTTCAGTAGCACTAATAAGATTTTTTCCTTCAAGACCGATTGATGAAAATGTTTTTGCAACTTCAACTGTATCGGACATTGCCACGCCCATAGTTCTTGCAGTTTTATCCGCAAGGTCTGTTACGGCTTTTTCAATTTGATCAAGTGTTGCTTGTGACTGAACTACAGCATGAGCACCATAAACTTTCAACATAGAAGTCATTTGCTTATCAAAATCTAGATAAGCTTTAGATGCTGCTGCTCCAAACATTGCTAGAGGCATTGTAAGACCTACTGTGAGCTGACGACCAGCCCACTGGGTATTTTTACCAAAGTTAATCATACCTGTGGAGATTGCTCTCATGGTGCTATTTAGAGCAGTCATTCTAACTGCTGCTGCTTCAGATGTTGCACCAAGTTCTTCTACGCTTGCATTGGTAGAAGTAATCATTTTTGCATATCCCGCCATTTGCGGGTCAGGCATAAATACAGACTTCATTAACCTTGTTTGTCTATTAACAAGGTCATTCATTAATTGAGACCCACCCTTGGCTTCTTGTCGCCAAACTCTCCAAGCTTCGCTAAGTCCTACTTGACCTTTTGCCAATCTTGTTGCAAACTGATCCACATGATCAGTCATCTTGATAGATTCAATATTAAATGCTTTTGTAGCAAGAACAGTTCTTTCAAACTCTTGCCTAATAGTTCCGATTCTATCGGAAACAGCTTTCATCTGTGAAGGTCCACCAATTGGGACACTTTGTAATTCTGCTACACTTGCTTTAAGTGCAGCAAGTTGGCTCTCAAGTTGTTTAAAGTTAGCAATTGCCTCAACTTGAATTCTTACATTAGCCACTAGATTTCCTCCACATATCCCAGACCTAAATCAATACCAAAGCCAGCTTCTGCTGCTTTGTATCCTTTAAGACCTGTGATGTCATTTTCATTTTTGTCTTGCTCAACTTTTTCAGAAAGATCAACTCCCTGAATAGCTGCATTGAATTTGTTTGACCTATCTTCTTTTTTGTGAATTGCTTTAACTGTTGCAAGCAATTCATCGATAGATAATTCAGATTCAAGCTCTTCATAATTTTTCCAACGACCTAAGAGGAAAACCTCTGATTCTAACTCGGCTAAGTCTAGTTCAGACCAACTAGACCCGCCGTTTGAAGGTTTGGGTCGTTAAGTTTCAGTCCTCCAGCCACTTCAAGAATTCTCATCATAGTTGGAACTTCAATGATTTCTTCAAAAGCATCTTTGTCTTTAGAAAGCTCTGGCTTAAACTGCTCTAGGCAAACCATTGCTGCTTCAATGAAAATCTCCATAACCTGATCTTCTGTTGTAATATCTTCTTGTTCAGTCTTTTTAATGACTTCCATAAATTTCTTTAAATTTTTAATGGATAGTGGTCTAATAGTCAAAGACGAACCATCCGAAAGTTGAATTTCCTCAACTTCATATACTGTTGTTGGCATATTTTTACTCCTAAATATCTTATACAAATTATACCAAAATATATAGAAAAAACATAAATACCCCCCAAAATTTGGAGGGTATTCATGTTAAGATATTTGATTCTTATGCGTTTGTGTAAACACGGTCAATAATTACACCGTATTCTGCACCATCGTACAAGTCACTATCGTCTGGAAGACAACGGAACTCCACTGGGAATTCTGTTGCAGCATCACGCTTCAATCCATGAGATGATGTAATCACCTGAACAACACGGCGAGCAACGTATACACGCTCCTTGTTTGTAGTTGTTACATTTGAAGTACCATTCTTGATTGTACCTGAAGCAGTTCCAATACCTGATGCAGTAGCACCAAACTGTGCTGGAGCATTACCAACAGCAACAATAGAACGCTCCACTGGGGCATCACCAAGAGCACCAGCTTCAATGTTTAAGGTTGCATTAGCATTGCTTGCTGTATCAACAACAATGTTGATTGTAACATCATTAGCTGCAGATCCAGTTACACCACCTGGGTAGAACTGTGCTGAACCATAAAGAGTTGCACTACCTGAAGCTGCAGTGTTACCTGGATCAACCAAGATCACAGTAGCTACGGCACCAGAAGAGTTGCGAACAACATTCCACAATGCGCCACCCGCAGAAATTGGGCTAGTTGTAACCGAATTTGCTGCAGTTGCTAGTGTTGAACCTGATGCTGAAATGCTTGCGCTTGTTGCACCACCAGTGTTGTTATTAAGCATAACTGGATAGTTACCTGCACCACCTGCGTATGTTGTGTACTTCTCGTTCTGACCAAATACAAGCTGCAAGTTCTCAAGAGTACCTTCTGTAAGAGAAGTTCTCAAGATAACCTTTAGAGTGTGCTTGAAAAGACGGGCAGCATCAAGAAGCTGATCAACAACAACATCATTGTAACCTGGTTCGTAAGAGACCTCAAGTCCAGTGTTTGTGTATCCTGCATCTCTCCAGTAAGAGGAGTTTGTAAGATAGTTTCTTGCACTGGTGGCTGGGGTCCAGTTAACATCACCCTGTGTGTTTACTAGAGATGAGATTGTTTGTGCCTGTGTCATTGAGACACCTGGCTTTGTTACTGGGCGGTATGCACCCGTACCACGAGATACGAATAATTGTGCAGCACCGACCAAAATATTTCTAACGTCTGACATATTAAATTTTCACCTACTTTCATTTTATGAAATATTGGCTAATTCACTTCCTCATCTTTATGGTATCACAGATAGCCAGTAAGAACAAATTAAGAGTATCTGTTTGAACTATCTAGATTTCTTACATATGAGTAGTTTATGATGGCTTCTCCCAACATAAACCCGCCTTCATTTTGAAAATGCAATGGGGATGTAATTTTTTCTATGTTAATATAATGATATTTAAATGGACTATTTTTGCCCAAATTATAAGTATTTACAGACTTTGCTGATTCATCAAATCGTCTTAATAAATCTTGTATAAAATTAAGAATAAGACTAATTTTGTCATAATCTGTAGACAAAACGCTATACATAACTAATTCATCTGTAATCCAAAAATGCTCACGATAAGGTTTTACTTGGTAATCATAGACAATATATGTTTTTCCAGGAAGTAGGTTATTAAATTCTGGTATCTGTTGTGCTGGAATAATTGGAGTAATATAGGTTCCAAGTTCATCTACATAGTAATCTGTTTTTGTTAAAAGCCCCGCATCTTGTAGCGACTGCCACAAAAATGCATTAATTTCATAAATTGCTAATTTTGAATAATCTGCTGTCATTAAATCTCAACCTTTTCCATAGAATATCTTCTTGCTGTTTCTCTAATTGCCATTCTTGCTGCATTCTTACCTGCACGATTTACATTAAGTGCTTTTGCAACTGTTTTGGATAAACTTGTAAACATTCCTGATTCTTCTACAGCAGTAGATGCATATGTACTAAACCAAACTTCAAAGAAATCAGTTAAAGCATTTGTAGAACCAATTCCCCCAGGATGTTGAATAAGGACTGTTTTATTTGGCGGGAGGAAAGTAATGCTATTTTTATCTTGAGATAGAAAAGCAATATATTGTTTTGTTGTAAATGTTACTGGTTTACCTGATTCTACAATAGAAGCTTTCTTTGTAAATACCCCGCTTTTTTGAACATATTTTCCAGTTTTACCAGCTTGTAGTAACAGTTCTGGAATTGGAGTTTTAGCTCTTGCTGGAAGATATTGAACTCCAATTGTTAGTGCTCCGCCCGTAACACTTTTTCTTAAAATCTTAAATAATCTTTTTGTATAAGCACGTTCGTTTCCAACATATCTATTTCTGTTGCTATAAGATTCTCCCCATTCATAAAGATGGGAATACTTTGTTGGATTTGTCATAGCCTCTAAACTAAATTGATGTAAAAACTTTTTTGACGTAATTGTAAAAACTGCTTTAGCAAGTTCAGTTCTAGTAGCAATAGAAGAAAATTCTTGAAATCCTTCAATCTTATAAACTATTTCGTCAATTAAATCTTTTGCTCTAACTTTGAGTTGTATCATTGTTTTGAATTGGTGCCCTTCTAATATTTACAGAATAGTGACTAACTTTACCAAATGGGTCAAGAACGGGGTGACAAGAGATAACATCAAAGACTGTATCCTTTTCATCATATCTCATAATTTCTTGAAAAACACTTGTGTTATCATTACTCTTAATTCCACTAACCCTCATACGCTTACTAAGATAATCAAAAGTTTTCATCTTTAATTGTAAAGACTCAACATAGCCATCTACACCAAGACCAAAGTTTTCACCATCGCCACGAATACTTGCTCCTCTTTGGGATAATGGTTCGACTTTACATGGAACAGTTCTATTATATTCCCATTTTCTTTCCATAGTTCCGCTTGAGTTTTGCTTATTACTTTGGACATAAATGTCTGCAGTCATATTCATAATACTTCCGATAAAAGAATTATTAATCATTTTATATCACTATAATTCCAAGGTTACGGTAGTCATCAAGAATTTGATCTACAATAACATTTCCTGTACCACTAAAAGCCCCGCCAGCCATTTCAAAAGAAATTTCTGCAAGGTCAACTTTCTTAAGGTACTTATTTCTCCATTCATAATCACGGGACAAATAGTCTCCCGCTAAAAGGGTTGCACATAATTTAATATCTTGTGGAACATACTTGTATCCAATATTTCCTGTAAACTTGTAGCGATATCCATCCCTAAATTTTCCATAGTAGACAACGGTTGGGTCTACTTGATTATCATAAGGAATAGATTCAAAATCATTAATAATTCTTACTGCATTGTTTGTTTGTGTTAATTCAACATCAAAGCCAAAATTGTTATATGTTGGACTAACAGTATAATCAATAACCAGAACTCCATTTTCATAAATTTTGTCTAGATTAATCATTTTTTCGGTTAATTCAATTGCATCGGCACCGATTCCAAAAATCTCTTGTGTTCCATATCGTCTGCCAAAATTTTGATTAGTGTAGCTATTGATTTGCATTCTTGCAATTCTTTCAGCCATTAATATTTGTTGTTCTGATTTATAGTTTGGATCTGATACTTTTGTA